TATTTGTCACCGTATCAAGCGATAACGATGTATTCGAATTATTGTAAAAAGTAGTAGGAAAATAGTTAAAATATTTTGCCATTTTTTATCTTTTTGGTGTAGAAAAAATACCAGCTTTCATACCTTCAACATTAGGTCTTGCTGAGGTGTCCGATCTGAAATCTCTCTTAGTAAGAAATTGTGTTTCTTTAAATTCTAGTGTCATTTGAATTGCTGTTGGCATACCGGTTCTACCCAAAGCAGGTTTAAATTCAGAAGGCATTTCATATGTTGACCAACCGTTTGGCGCATAATTCACTGAAATGTTTTGTAGAACACAACGGGTCATTTGTGGTATGTTTGGATTTATTTGACCCCCATAGTAAAACTCAATTTCAAATTCCGATGGAGCAATTAGCAACAAGCCATTTGTTGAGTCGTCTAATTCTGGTGCCTGATGAAATCTCAATCTTTCTATGATGTTTTGAACTTCTAGTGCTTCACGTTCATCACGTGGATAAAACATAAACTCAAAAGTAAACTCACGAAAGTTCGGTGATGTATACAAGATTTCCATTCTTGGATTGACTACTGAACCACCTGTTCCTAAAAACAAACCAACTTTTGCGGTTTGTCCGGCACCAAATAAATCTCCAGCCGCTTTGGCTCCTGCTGCTGCTAAAGCAGCCTTGATTGTACCACCAGTGTCAGTTGATTGACCGGCTTTCAATTTTTCAAAAGCAGAAACACCTGTGGCTAATGCCTGACCTGCCAGTTCTTTACCCAACTCCATGTTTTCATAACTTTGAGCATAAGTATATTGAAGAGTATCTGGCATATAAAGGGCAATGGAATCTTTTGTTTCTATTGTGGTATCAATTAATGCTTCTCTTTTTATCTTATCAACTTTTTGAATGTATGTCGATGGGTCATTCGTTTTGGCAGCTTCATTTGCCGAACTAAAAGATGCTTTAGATGGCGCAAAAAAGTTTAGTCTACCGCTTAGTTTTTGATTGATTGAGTTAAAAGCATTGTCAACACCACGATTAATGGCATCAGAAAATTTTTCTTTAATGTTTGGTAAAGATGGTCCAGTCTTTCCCCCTGTGCTTGTAACACTAGAAGGGATATCACCTTTTGATTGAACGCCCCCCAATTTAGAGTTTTTTTGTTCGAAAATATGAATGACCATATAATGGGCTTTGTCATAGTTTCCAATATCAATCGGGTATCTGAAAAGATTTTTCTTGCTGACACCCTCAAACAAAGGTGCTAGTGGACCAGTTCTTTCTCTGTCTGTGCGAATGGTAATGTCTGATAGACCGAAAAATGCCATGAGGATTCCTGTTTTGATTGACTAGATAGTATTTATGTCAAATAAAGGAAGATTCAAACCAAAAAACCCACAGAAATACAAAGGTGATGCGAACAACATCATCTACAGGTCTACGTGGGAAATAAAGGTAATGAGATATTTAGATGACAATCCGAACGTGCTTTGGTGGGGTTCGGAAGAACTTCCTATACCTTATTACAGTCCCGTTGACAAAAAGAAGCATCGTTATTTTCCAGACTTTATTGCCAAGATGAAGAAAGCAGACGGCACAGTAATGACTTACATCATTGAAGTCAAGCCAGAGAAACAAACTCAACCACCCACACAAAAACGCAAGACAAAGACTTTTCTACATGAAGCAATCACTTACGAAATCAATAAAGCAAAGTGGTATGCGGCTACTGAGTTCTGTAAAGACCACGGCTGGCAATTTTTAATTTTAACTGAAAAGCATCTCGGCATAAGATAAATAATCGATGGCGAAACGACTCATCGATAGAATTAAGGAATCCCTTGCGAAATCAGGATACGCACCACGATCCCGTGAGGCTCGTTCGTGGTTGAAATCCAAAGTTCCTTCACTCAGACCCACTAAGGGTAATCTGATGCGTGACCGGGAACGATTACGAAATCAGTCTATCATTGGTCGTATGTACTTTTATTATTATGATCCAAAGACGAAAGATTCGTTGCCATATTACGACAGGTTCCCATTGGTAATTCCAATAGAACGATATTCAGACGGCTTTTTAGGGTTGAACTTACATTATCTTCACCCAAAGCGACGAATCATTCTTCTCGATAAATTAAGTGTCATATTAAACAATCGTGATTATGACGAAACCACAAGGTTCAGAATCAGTTATGATTTTCTGAAAAGAGCATCTAAAATTTATGAAGCAACACCGTGTATCAAACGATACTTGTCTGGACATGTTCAATCTAGATTTTTAGAGATAACAGCCGATGAATGGGACATCGCTGCTCTATTGCCTGTGGAATCTTTTGCCAAAGCAACGGCCAGCAAAGTCTGGTCAGACTCAGAGGATAAATTTTAATGTCGTTTTCACCTAATCTATTTCTGTCAAACATAAACAGTAAAGGTGGTCCTGCCCGACCATGCCGTTTTGAAGTCATCATACCGTTACCTGCTTACATTGGTCAAGCAGTTGGCAATTCTGTATTAGAAAAAATTCTGAACTTTCCAAATTCAGTTTTTAGTGATGTCTCAAGCGCAATCAATCAGGCCCTTGGTACAGGAAATGGCAGCAATGGTGCCAATCCAACAGTCTCACGTTTTCTTGCTCTACAGTGTGAAGCAGCAGAACTACCAGGAAGAACACTAGAAACCGCTGACGTAAGAATCTATGGACCATTATTCAAAGTTCCATATCGTATGCAGTATACAGATACAAACTTTACTTTTATCTGTACAAATGATTTCTATGAAAGAAAATTGTTTGACCGTTGGATGGATGCAATCATACCACCAGACACCAACAATGTAAGATTTCCAAAAAGCAATGCGTCAAGATATTTGACTAATATAAAAGTCATACAATACGATGATATCGTTCGTCAAATATTTGCTGTTGAATTGATTGACGCATTTCCTGTTGGTATAGCACCACAATCTTTGAGTTGGGGTGATGATGGATTTCATCGTTTGTCGGTAAGTTTTGCTTATCAGAGATACAGACCAATATATGAAGGCAACTTTGATATCGGTCAAACATTAGCAACGTTGGGTGCTGGAGCCATTTCAACGATTGGTAGAAGTATATTTTAATTATTTTGAGAGGAAATTATGTTACCTAAACTTGATGTGCCAATTTATTCTGTAAAATTGATTTCAAATGGAAAAGAAATCAGAATACGTCCGTTTCTTGTAAAAGAACAAAAGCTATTTCTGATGGCAGCAGAAGCAGAGGACTCAAAAGAAACAATCAACACAATTAAGCAAGTTTTAAAAAATTGTGTTCTAGATGATATTGATATTGATTCTTTACCTACATTTGATCTTGAATATCTGTTCATGAATCTTCGTGCAAGATCGGTAGAAGAAGTTGTCAATCTCAAATATAAATGTAACAACACTGTAAAAGATGAAAAAGGTGAAGATACTGTCTGTAATGGCACCGTAGAATTTAATGTAAACTTGTTAGAAATTCAGCCAACAAAACATGCTGAACATTCGAACAAGTTTATGATAAATGAGAAAGTTGGTATTTGTTTGAGATATCCGACATTTGAGGTTGTTCAAAAGTATGAACAAATGGAAGAAAATGATATTATGGTCAACATTTTAGTTGACTGTATAGATTATCTTTATGATGAAGAACAAATATATTATGCTAAAGATTCAACACGCAAAGAACTAGAAGAGTTTGTAGATTCAATGCAACAAAAAGACCTTGAAAAGATTCGTGAGTTTTTTGAAACAATGCCTGAAATTAAAAAAGAAGTTGATTTCAAATGTCCAAAATGTGGATATGAAGAAAAAATGGAGGTCAAAGGTTTACAAAATTTTTTCGCTTAATTTTTCGTTATGATACATTGGCAAACTATTATCAGACAAACTTTGCGATGATGCAGCATCACAAATATAGTTTGACCGAACTTGAAGACATGTTACCTTGGGAAAGAAACATTTACATTACATTATTGATTAAGTATTTGGAAGAAGAAAAAGAACGTATTAACGCACAAAAACAAAAACGATAATGGCATTTTTAGACGCATTTAAAAAAGAAAAAAACCCAAAATCACCAACAAAAGCAGGTGAACAAGTAGAGGGTTCTATTAGCGCAGATATTATACCTTTTTTAAATATCATTGCTAAAAACTCTCTTGCTCTTCCAGGTATGGCAAAAGACATGAATGTTCTTCGTCAAAATATTGTGAAGTTGGTCAAACTAAAAAATGTTGAAGCTATCACGAAAGCAGATAAGTTCTTCAAAAAAGAGGATGAACGTGAAGCAGAATTAGAAGCTGCTCGTAAGCAAGAAACTGGACCCAAACCAGAAAGAGAAGGCAAAGCAAAAAAAGAAAAAATGGAAAAGGGTCGTGAAGAAGAAGGCATACTGAGTGTTCTTTTTGATGTAATTAAAAGTGTTTTAGTTGGTCTGTTTATTGGCTTAGGTCTTGCTTTTGCTAAAGTGTTTGACTTAGGTAAAATAGTAGCTGGCATTGTTGAAAAATTAAATCCTATGCCTCTCATAGAAGGATTATTCAAAACACTGAAAGAGGGTTGGAAACAAATCACCGAAACAGACATAGTAAAAGAAACACTTATCAAAGGATTTGGTAAGTTTTTAAATTTTATTACAGCAGGTTTGTTTGGTGAAAAAGAACTTCGTCGATCTTTAGACGATCTAAAAACTTATCTTACACCAATGATGGATGTTTTAGGTGAGACATTTGATAGAGTTGTGGCATGGTTGAAAGATAATGTTGGTTGGGATTCTTTTACAATACCACTATCAAAAGCAACAGATTTTTTACCTGATTGGGCTAAATCAAAGTTTTCACTTCCCGACATTAAGATTCCAGGTTTCAGACCTTTCAAAAACGCAGGAAAGAAAGAGGAAAAGCCAAGTGGTGGAGCAAAAGGTGGTGGCGGTGCTGCTACTCCATCAACATCTACTGAAACATCAAAGACTACACCAGAAGCAATGATGCCTGTCGCAGATAAAACATCTGCTCTTGGTATGCCAGCTTTTCCTGCTACAGGTGACAAAACAAAAGATTCTGCTATTCAAGATTTCTTTAGTGGTGGTTCATCAGCGTTAGGCTCTGGTGATCCTTCAGCAATGTTTGCTAATATGTTGGCACTCAAAGAAAAATACAAAGATGTTTCTGGTGCGCCAGCAGCAACGGGAACAGGAGCAACTGTAAGAGATCCATTAGATAATTTTAAGGGTGCTGCGCCCACACCATCAAAAGCAGCAGAACCAGCACCAGCGGTTGCGCCAACACCAGCACAAGAATCAGCACAGACAGCGGCAGCACCGACAGCACCTCAGCCCGACAAGATGAGTGATTCGACTCGTAAAGATTACGTAGAAAAATCGGGAAAAGATTATAAAGGTGCAATTAATTTTATGAAAAGAGTTCTAAGAATTTTACCAAGAGGCAATACTTATGAAAACTTAGACACCGGCCAAAAATATTCCGAATCTGAAGTTAAAAGTAAAATTAAAGAAGCAGGTGCCGATCCAGATAAAGTTTTAGGTCTAATCAGCGGAAATTCAAAACCTGACGGTACAAAATTAGATATATCAAGCGGAAATGTGAACACAGTTACGGGTGGAGCAATCGGTGGTGGTGCCGGTACATCACCGATGCCAATGTCTGGTGGCGGGTCTTCATCACCATCACCATCACCATCCGCACCAGCATCATCAGGTGCTTCATTATCATCAGCATCTTCAGAGGTAGCAGAAGGCCAAAGAATGGATTCGGCTGCTAGTGCTGGTGTGTATGTTGATGCTGGTACAGTAAACAGTGGTTCAACTACAACAGGTAAACAACCTAAACAAACTGCTAGTGCCTACAACAGCGACTTCATCAAGTCATACGCTTCATAAAAATGTTATCGAATCTGCTAGGTCTTACAATAGATAAGGGTGACCTAAACAAATCATCTCCTTCTCCTGTAGTAAGCACACTCAAAAAAACAGCAATTAACTACCTTGCCATTGGTAAAATGGCAGAGGATTTGAAGTTAATTAAACTAAACTTCTCCCGTTACTTAGCAATGGAAGGTGTAAAAGTCAAAG